AACTTCTCTGCTAAAAACTTAAAAGAATTGGAAGCAAAATTAGCAGCAAACTAAAAACAATGTTAACCAAAAATCTCATGGATCTTCCTTTTAAGGAATTCATGGAATTGATAAACGCAAATAATGGATTCTACTATTCTAAAGACTCAAGAGAAAAGCTTAACCGATACGCAGGAGAAATTTCTAGACGCATTATTCGGAGAAGCACAAGGAAACCCAAAGCGAGCAGGTGAAATTGCAGGTTACTCAGAACATTCATATCCTAAAGTTCTGCGTAATTTAAAAGACGAGATTGTTAAACGAGCAGAAAACTATTTAGCCATACATTCTGCAAAGGCTGCAACTAAAATGGTAAACATGCTAGAAGAGGATGGCACAACACCTCATGCTAGTATTAGAATGGAAGCAGCAAAACAAATATTAGATCGTATTGGTATTGTAAAGAAAGATCAGTTAGATGTTAATATGAATTTAAAACATGGTATGTTTATATTACCAGCAAAAGATGAACCAGAAGAATCAATTGTTACTCCAGTCCAAGATTAAAAGAAAGGCACGTACAATTCCTTTTGGTTATAAATTATCAGAAGACCCAGATTATATTGAACCAATAGAATCTGAATTAGAAGCTTTAGAAGAAGCAAAGAAATTTTTAAAAACATGTTCATACCGAGAGGTTGCTATTTGGTTATCAGCAAAAACGAAAAGATACATATCATATGTCGGACTTAGAAAAAGAGTTACCAGAGATACCGCTGCCAAAGCCAAAGAAGAAAGTAAAGACCAAAGCCAAGCAGTCGGCTAAACAGGCTTTAGCTAGAACACGTAAAAAAGTTGCAAAGGCAGAACAATCTCTACGTTCAGCCAAGGCTCATGCAAAAAATGTCAAGGATAAATTGTTAACCATTGACAAAGTATTGGATGGTAAAGAACAGCAACTTATAACCCAAGACGTAATAGACGAAGTTCCAGAAAACATACAGGAACATCTATCTGCACAGAATATAATCTTTAAACCAAATGATGGTCCACAAAGAGATTTTCTAGCAGCATCAGAACGAGAAGTGTTTTACGGTGGAGCAAGAGGTGGTGGTAAATCTTATGCCATGTTAATAGATCCTCTACGATACTGTCATAAAGAACATCATCGTTGTCTACTACTTCGAAGAACAATGCCTGAGTTAAGAGATTTGATTAATCATTCTCAACGATTATACTCAAGAGCATATCCAGGAGCAAAATGGAGAGAGCAAGAAAAAGAATGGAGATTCCCATCAGGAGCAAAAATAGAGTTTGGTTATGCAGAGAACATGACAGACGTTTTGCGATACCAAGGGCAATCTTACACATGGATAGGAATAGACGAACTTCCACAATATCCTTCGCCAGATATATATAATTTTCTAAGATCGTCACTTAGATCAGTTGATCCAAGTATACCAGTATACATGAGGGCTACAGGCAACCCAGGTAACGTTGGATCACAATGGGTTAAAGAAATGTTTGTAGATCCTATAGATCCAAACACAGCTTTTAACATAGAGATTTCTACACCTACAGGTATAAAATATATAACAAGAAGATTTATACCAGCTAAGTTACAAGATAATCCGTACCTTATGCAAACTGATGATTACTATGCAATGTTATCATCACTACCAGAAGTACAGAGAAAACAATTTTTAAATGGAGACTGGGATGCATTTTCTAATGCAGCATTCTCAGAATTTGACAGAAATGTACACGTTGTTGAACCTTTTGAAATACCTAAAGGCTGGCAGCGATTTCGTGCTGCTGACTGGGGTTATAGTTCTCCTGCTTGTTGTTTATGGTTTGCTATTGACTACGATAATAATTTATGGGTTTATAGAGAACTGTATACTCAAAAGATTACAGCAGATGTATTCGCAAGAAAAGTTCTAGACCTAGAGCACGGAGAATACATACGCTACGGGGTCTTAGACGCTAGTACATGGGCAAGAAGAGGAGATGTGGGTCCAAGCATTGCAGAGACAATGATTCAAGCTGGATGCCGTTGGAGACCTTCTGATAGAACTCCAAGAAGTAGAATTAGTGGAAAGTTAGAAATCCACAAAAGATTAAAGGTTGAAGACAATGAACCTGGTATTCGTATATTTTCTAATTGTAGGAACTTATTAAGAACATTTCCTACACTACCAATAGATGATAGTAATCCAGAAGACATTAATACACACGTAGAAGATCACGCATATGATGCATTAAGATACGGATGTATGAGTAGACCGATGCATACAAGTTATGCAAGAAAAGCATTTGGTAGTAACACAACAACTAATTTTGTCCCCTCAGATAAAATATTTGGATATTAACAGAGAGGATATATGAAGAAAGTAAAGTTACCTACTATAGATAAAAAGAATTTTCCTTATGACTTAGTACAAGTGATATGGGAAGATATCGTTGGAGATGCAGGCTGGGCTGAGATTCCAGATATTAAAAATGCTAGCACAGCAATATGTTGTAGTCTAGGATACTTAGTATTTCAAGACGATAAGAAAACTGTTATCATGTCAGATTTTATATTTGAAGATAATGGCAAAGTAAAAACAGGTGGTGGTTATACTACTCTCCCAACAACAAACGTTTTACAAATAAAAAAAATAAAAACATAGGAACAATATGGAAACTAAATTTGACCCCAAAGCTAAAGTTAAGCAAGGTGATATAAGTTCAGCTCCTGATGGAAAGCAACCGAATCAACAACCAGGTAATTTAAAAATTACTTATGGTAAAGAAGAACGTGCTATGGAAACTCAGGATGGTAAATTTGACTACTTTGAGCCAAAGAAATTCAGAAGTCAATTAGATGCTAACTTTGATAAGTTGGCTGATGAGAAAGATTATTAATGGCTAAAAAATATATACCATTAGATAAAAGAGTTTACTCTACTCCAATGGAAGCTCGTAAAGCAGCAGATGATGAAGACAGAGCCAACTTAAGAGAAACTAGATCGGTAGAAGATAAATTTAAAAAATCTACAAAATCAAAACTTAAAAATACTAAATTTTACGGATACACTAATATAAAAAAATATTAAGGAGACTAATATGGACATAATGAAAAGATACAAACATGGTGAACTTTCTGCAGATGTGGCTAAAGTTAAAAATGAAAAATTAGCTATAGACCCTAACTCAAAAGTTACTCATGGTTCAACTGCTGGAGACGGCAATGATAAGCCAGGTGCTAAATCAAAAGTTGATCCATCAATCTTTAGAATGGCTGAAGAAAGAGACTACTAGTAATGGCTATCAAACAGTACGCTAACGAACATCCTAAGTTTAATATGTTTGAAAAGTATAAAGCTGATAGAGATTCTTTAACNAGAAATGTTGAAGTAACTGGTATGCCTAATAAGCAGAAGAGTGGTGAAAATAAATCTACTAAAGTTAATTTAGATACGGCTAGAGCATTAAGTGGTAATCCTATTTTAACAAAAGAAGAATTAAACACTATAAAAGAAACTACTAAAGATAAAGAAAAAATTATATAATGGATGATAACCAAAAGGATAATTACGATCCGTTTGTCGGATACGTAAGAGAAAAGTTCCAACAGGCAGAGACATCAAGACTTCAAGATGAGAAAAGATGGTTACAAGCTTATAGAAACTACAGAGGACTATATGGTCCAGAAATGGCTTTTCGTGATAGTGAAAAATCTAAAGTATTTGTTAAAGTAACAAAGACTAAAGTACTTGCTGCATTTGGTCAAATCATAGAAGTATTATTTTCTAGTGGTAAGTTTCCAATTGGTGTAACACCTACATCAATGCCAGAAGGTGCATCAGAATATGCATACTTAGATCCAAATAAAAAAGAACAAGACACACAAGAACCAAAACAAGAAAGCCCATATGGTTTTCCAGGTGATGGTGGCGGAATACCCGCTGGTGCTACAGCAGAATCTTTAATGAAAGATCTAGCACAACAATACGAGAACTTAGGTTTTGAAGAAGGAGATGCTCCTGATCTAAAAACTCAACCACAAATAGAGCCAGCTGCAATGGCAGCAGCTAAAATGCAAAAAGTAATACATGATCAGTTAGAAGAAACTGATGCTATCTCTGTTATGAGACATGTGTTCTTTGAGATGGCTTTACTTGGGACAGGAATTTTAAAAGGTCCATTTACAAATGTAAAAACTCAATACAAGTTTTCTAAAGATGAGGAAACTGGAACATCAGCAATGATGGAGATTGGTAAAGACGTACCAGGTATTGAAGCAGTATCATGTTGGGATTTTTACCCAGATCCTAATTCAACAAGTATGAATGATGCTGAGTATGTAATTCAAAGACACTCATTTAATACAGAGCAGTTCGCAGAACTTGCAAAGAAACCTTTCTTTAATTCAGAAAAAATTAGAGAATGCTTAGAGATGGGACCTAACTATCAAACAAGAGGATATGAATCTTCTTTGTACGATAGAGAGAATGTAGCTTCACTATATAAAAATAGATTTGAAGTATTAGAATATTGGGGTACAATTACTAGACAGTTAGCAGATCAATTAGATTTTGAATATGATGATGAATTAGATGTTATATCTGTTAATGTTTGGATATGTGGTGGTAAAGTTTTAAGAGTAGTAGAAAATCCTTTCTCACCAAAAAGAATACCTTATATGGTTTGTCCATATGAGTTAAACCCTTATCAATT